CACACTTCGCGTGTTTGCCGCGTTTGTGCGATTTTGAAACGTGGGTTGAAACGGATTGCGTTTTACTTTTCGCCATCGTCTTTGGGATCCTTGAGAAACAACATTGCAAATCCGCCGGTGACGAAAACGCCGAGTTCGGTCAATGTCGCTTTGCCGAACCAAACGAACCCAAAACAAACCAGCAAAACGATCAAACCCAAGAACGTGGTTTTTAGATTGCGGAATAACCGATCAATCATTGTTTGTCTTTTTTGCGTAGTTCGTGCCGGTACCGAATGTCAAGATACGTTTTGTAAATAAGCATCGCCGACAATATGATGGCGAAGATTGAGGCAACCGCCGACAAAATTGGGTTCATTGGCAACCATGAAACCATCGTTGACATGAACGCTAAACCAGTTTGTTCGCCCCGTGTCATCGCATTAAATCGCTACGGGTGGAACTGGTGAAACGGGAGGTTGGCAGTATTCAGCGGTCGGGTTCGCTACGCAATACTCCGTTGCGTATGCTGATTCCCATCCTGCGAAGATGTGAACTCCGCAAGGCGAAGGCCATACGACATAAGGCGCAAACGAAGTTGTCATAGGTTCGGCAGTCCATAAAATGTCAACTGCGTACTTTGGTGACGTTACCTCACACACTTTATTGCCTTCGGCATCGGTTCCCCATTGGGTGCAAAGGTGACCGAGTTCTACAACGGCCGTAACTAATTCGGGGTTGTAGTATTGGTACGTTTCGCCTTCGGGGTCGGTACCCGTCAACTCAATCTTTGCTTTAGCCGTAGCCCATTGCGTGGGCGTGAACTCGTATTTTAAGAATTTCATCGTGTGTTGAATTATGCGGTTAGTTCGGCCAGTTGGGCGTTGGTTAGACGGGTCTTGAATAGTAGGGCTTGGTTGATTGACTCCGAAGCCAAAGAGTAAATTGAGGCATTTGTCAAATTAGTATCAACCCTACTTAATGTGGTTCCGCTAAAAGTTGCACCCGTTAAATCAGTTCCGACAAGTGCGCCATTTACATAAAACGCAAAGTCGTTTGTTTTATAGCCAAACGCCATTTTGTAGCGACCGCCTACAACTGCTCCAGTAAAACTTATAGATGCTTGTACAGCACCATCGTAAAGTTCCGCACGGAGTGTTCCATTGGCAAAAATTGTGAACCAAATATATCTTGTCGCAGTTCCATCATTTACACTAATTGGAGTGCCGTAATCAGCAAGTCCATTTATTGTAAAGTCAACAAACAAAGTCCCCTCCGTCTGCCCAATCAAAGAACTAATGCCCGTCTTTGAAGCAGCATCCGCAACCCTTGTAACTGATGCCCCAAGCGTGGGGATGTACGAGGTGGCGTAGGCTCCGACTTCAACTTGGCAGCCGTAGGCAAGCACCCCTTTGGTTCCATCGCCCGACCAGTTGGTAAGAGGGTCACCAGTAGTGTAACTATCGGGAAGTACTAAAATAGACGTTTGAGCGTTCGCTCCCGTAGTAGTATCTACCAACGTACAACGATACCATCCGTTGCCGTAGTTTACAATGCTTGCAGTTTGGTTTGTTGAAATAAGCGCACCCGTTGACAAGTTAAACGAAGCGTAATTGCCTACAAGCTCCGACTCACGCACGGCAATTTTAGAATATCCGTCAGCCTTTACAAACCACGAATGTGCTGCCGTAGCGGATTGGTTGAAAAGGTTTGAACGTAAAGCGTGAATTCCAGAAGTAGTATTAGGAACGAACTTGTCTGCATTGGTATAGCCATCGGGTGAAACTGCGGTGTTTGCCGTTACTGCACCATTTAACTTAATCCAACTTGCGTTATCCATTTGCTCTGAGTATAGCACTAACGAGCTTCTCTGCGGCTCCAGCAACAAGCGAGGGCAAGTAGACCCCAAATAATCCAAACGGGGTAAACCGCTAACGGGGCCAACTGATACCGCTGCGGTGGTGGTGGCGATGTAGTCGGTGGTTACTCCAGTCTCCAACTGCGCACCAAAAATAATTAAACCGCTTGTGCCATCACCAGTATAACTTGTAGTAGAACCATCGGTGCTTATAAAAAACCCCGTAGCCGAAGCGCCAGAAGTTAATAGAGTGACGGAGCATCTATAAAATCCGTTTCCAGCCGCTTCAATTTTTCCTACTGCGTTTGCGTGACTTGATACGATTGTTCCATTTAACAAATTAAAGTACGCCAATTCTCCAAGTGAAGCATTCCCAATTGCGATAAAATTCCTACCCGCTGGTTTAGCAAAAATAGACAATCCCCATTCTCCCGCACTTGATAATGGTCCAGATTTTAGTAGCCAGTGAAAATTTGTTGAGGTATCCTCAACCAACTTAAAGGCGGTACTGCCCCCACTTGGGTCGGGCTGCCCGCTTACAACGCTTGCTTGAGGCGTAGTCCAATAAGCATTGCTAAACGTATTTGAGTATTCAAACAAATTAGTCCGCACCTTCTCAATAAGGCCATCACTTTGCACTCGGGTGGCGCTTGAGGCACGGCTGAAGGTTAGGTCGCCAGTACCATCGGTCGGCTTGACGCTATATATTTTTTGATTTTTTATTCCGCTCGGAATTAAAACCATTGATGCGTCTTCGAAAAAACTCATGATATTAAAAATTGTAAGTTAACCGCGAAACATTTTTGATCACCCTCGAACGTGCCGGAATCGGCAACGATGCGTGTAATGAACGCCGAAATAATTGTGTTTCCGCCCGCCATCGGTGCGGCCGACGTCAACGCGTTCAAACGTTGCCGACGGAATAACGAAATATAAAGATATGGATTCATTGTTCTACAAATTTAATTCGTTATCTTACGAGGCAATCGTGATTTTATCAACAATGATAAAAGGTCGATGAAGCGTTGATGAAGCGTTGATGAAGCGTTGATTCGTTTACTTTTCTTTTTTCTGAATCAACCACCAATCGCCGTTGTGGCATAGGTACGTCGCGCCGTCGTAAGGTCGTGTCATTGCCGACGATGCTTCGCCGTCAATCGTTGCGGCCGTGTCGCCCGGATCGGGTTCGATTGACAAAGCGTGCGAGTTTGAAATCGTCGAATCCGTTTTGATCCGAATCATTCGCCCTTCGTTCGCGTCAACTGGCGGCAAATAAATGGTGAAGGTTCCGTTACCGCCCGTGTAGTTCACGAACAAAATATAGTCGGTTGCCTCAACCGAATAATCCGCACCCGCGCCCGCGTCGATGTCGCGAATGTCGGCGTTCCACGATCCGTTGACGCTCGATTTCCCGTTCAGCGTTGCCGCCCCGTTTATGGTTGCGGCGTTCATTGTGGTTGCCCCCGTGACGCCCAGCGTGGACGACAACGTCGTCGCACCCGTAACGCCGAGCGTGGACGACAACGAGGTCGCACCCGCGACGCCCAACGTCTTGCCCATCGTGACCGCCTCGGTCGCGTTTAGCGTTGACGATAAGGCCGTGGGAATAAGTGAAACGAGTTGCCCGTTTGCCAACGTCGTGATTGCTGAAGATATGCACGACCGCGATTCCGTCACGCCGCCGTCGGCGGTAACGCGTGCGACAAACGCGTCGATGTATTGTTCTAAACCAACGATTGTGGTTTTTTCCATCGTCGCAACGCCCGTGACGTTTGCGGTTCCGTTGATGCGTCCGCCCGTTGCGGTTTGTTCGTAGGGGCCGACCCTTTGTTCGTCGATGTTTATGATCATGCCGCCAATACGGCCGCCAATTATATCGTTCGGCGATTCGCCCGACGTCGTGGCGGTTCCCAATACCGACCGCGTGACCAAATCGTTGACCGCGTCCAACGCCGTGACCGACTCACGAATGGTTTGGATTCGGTACCATGTCGCCGACCATTCGTCCACGTTGGCCGTGAACGTTCCGCCGGTCATAAGGTACGCGCTTGAATTAAAAACAACGCGTTGACCGATACCAAACGAACCAATGATTGACCCGTTGTATTGCTCAATCGGGCGAACGTGCAATGCCAACGTTTCGTTGGTCAATAGTTTCAATATCGGAATCCCCGTACCGGTTGAACCTTTGCGCCACGTTGACGTGCCGACATAATCCGTACCATTGAACGCGGCCATGTGGCCCATTTGTCGCGGGCCGTCGGCAATGAATACGTCGCCCAGTTCAAGAACTATATTTGAATCCACGCCCGACGCCGTATTGTTCGACGAGAACGTGACCCCCGCCGGGTTGTCGGCGCCGTCGGTTTTGATTCCGAAAAGAAAAATTGCGTCGAATAACGCGGGAACCGACGGGGTGTATGTCGAGCCGTTCGACGAACGGAAAATGCCGTGAACGTTTAGCAAGAAATCCATTTCACCGCTTACGGGAATATCCTCGGTAATGATTTGAAGGTGAAATGAGGTGATCGCGGTTCCGCTTGAAAAGAATGCGGGCAAGTCAAAAAAGTATTCACCCGCCGTTGTTGACCACGCTGGAATCCCGAACATTGCGCCGCCGGCCGCGACCCCATTGTATGCTCGGTTGTAGTAGTAGAACGTTCCCGTTGACGCGTCTTGTACGCGAATCCGTATTTTTAGGACGGGAAAAATTGGCGACGTTAAAGTCGCCGCCCCGATCACTTGAAAATTGAATTGCGTCGCTCCGAGCGCCAATTCTATTCCCGAACCGCCCGCAATGAATCCCGCGGGGTATGCGTTGGTATGGTTCCGAAAACGGAATACGCCGAACGCATTAAATGGATTCAAGAACTTTTGAATGTAGTGAACCTTTGCGTTTTTAACCGCGGGCAAAAAATTGTAGTTGTTTCCCGACCGCCGCGCGGCCATCAACGTTTGATCCACGTCAACGTCGTCGGTGATTAAAACACGGGCGATTGCCGTGGCGGTTTTCGTGTACCGCGAAACGTAGCGCGACGACGTGTCGCGGTTGCCGTATTGTTCGAAAACAAATCGCCCGCGCTGAATGAAAATACGGGCGTTGTAAAGTGTGGCGATTTGACGCAAAAATTCAAACGAAGACGAACGAACCACGTTGCCGTCGTCGTCGAACTCGTTGAACAAACGAACGTCGAACGCGTGGCCCGCCAACGGGTCGGTTGCGGTCGAATATGTTTGCGCGGTTGTTTCCCACCAGTCAACCGACGTTTCAAAGAACACGTCGCCCGCACCCCATAAATCCGAGGTTCCGATATTTACCAGCGCATTTTTAATAACGTCAACAACCTTGGTCGCCTTAAATCCGTTCGCTTGAATGATCACGTTGTCGGCGGTATAATCTATGTTCGCCAAACGACCCAAACCATCGGTTGCGGTCATTTCGTAAACGTAGGGCTGCGATACGTCTTCGATGTTTACGAGGTCTTGCGTTAACCAACCGACCCAATACAATTCGTAAGCACCCACGCCAAGTGCCGTCACGGCGTCCGTAACGCACGATAAAGATTCAACGATACCTCCGTCGCTCACGACGCGCGTTTCGAAGTCAGACGCGATGTCTTGACCCGACGCGCGGTACGCGACAACGCGGAATCGTGTTTCTTGGAATGTTTTAAGTAAGGCGATAAAGGTTTCGAATGTCCCGTCGGTTGAATATGCGCCGAACGTCAATTTCGAACCTACAATCGGTGAAACGATGTCGTCGGTTTCGCCGTCGTACGTCAGTTCAAAACCGCGTGAATCGACGTTGAATTCCGTCGATGCCGCCACGAATTGCGTATCGTGAATTTCAATTTTGTATTTGTCGCCCCGATCGGAACGGAATTCAGAGAATAAACGAACGCCCATTTTTTTGCTTTGTTAAAATCCGCGGTAGCGTGAACGTTGACGTTCCGCACGCTCGGACGAAATTAAAATGTCGGAACCTTGGATGCGCCCGGTGACGACTACGTTTTGGCCATTGCCGAAACCGCCGCCCATCATGCCTTCGAGTTTGTCCAACGGAATGACCGCCTCCGGCCCTTTACCTTCACCAATCAATGCGAGCGTCGGCCCCGTGGCGATTCCGCCCTCGGCGAGTGCGGGAATTCCGCCCATGCCGTCGGCCTTTTTAGCGAGCGATGTTTTGATTCCCGACGCGAGCGCAACCAACGCGACACCCGCCGCGATGGCGACAAATGGATTCAGCGTTGACAACGCAATTTGAATTCCTAAAAGTGCAATGCCGGTTTGGATTGCCATTTCGCCGACCGATTGCAAAAGACCCGCCAACGATTGCAATGCAAACATTCCAAAGTTTTGAATGCCCCGACCGCCCGCCATTGAGGCGCCAATCATTTCACCGATACCGATCACGAACGATGTCGCCGCGGCAGTAATTGCGGACGAAATATCTTTGGACATTTGCTTCGTCGCCTCGATCAACTTGAATTGTTTTTCGGTCATGGACTCAATCGGCACAATCATTTTTTTGACGCCGTTGGCAACCGAAATCGAAACGGCGTGCATCGCCTTGGGCGCGACCTTCGCCAAATTGCTAAACGCTTTTACCGCCCCGACGACGCCAGTTCCGCCCGCGCCCGTTTCGCCATTACCTTCGGATCCGATTACTTCGTCGAACGATGCGGCCGCCGAAGATAGTCCACCGCCACCGCCGCCAGCCGCCGCGCCACCGCCGCCGAACATTTTGGCGACGTCGCGTTTGACCTCTTTGGCAACCTCGGAAATTGATTTGAGTTTCGGAACGACCTCGGTTTCTAACTTGTCAAACAATTCGATTTTGACGGAATCCATACCGAGCGCACCGGCGACATTGTTAAAGACGCTTAATAAATTGTTCAGTATCTTGATTCCGAAGTTTGCCAGCGTTTTGATTGCGTTCAACGCGATCACCTTAAAGGCTTCGAAATTGTAGCCGACATATAGCGCAATCGCGCCGAGCGCCGCCAATGCAGCCAGTACAATACCAATCGGGCCAATCAATACTTTAAGCCCTTGGAATGCAATAAAGCGCAATGCCGCCCCTATCTTGGTGAGGTACGGCAGCATTAAAATAAAGTTTCTTTGCAGCAAACCGAACGTGAATAATAGCGGCCCGATTGCGGCGAGCAACGCAGCGAACGCGACAACTAAAACCTTTATGATTGGCGGAGCGTTGTTTAATGATTGAAAAATAGAAGTCATCATTATCAAAAACGGACGCAATACAACCGATACGATTTGCCCGATTGATAATGCGAGCGCCTCAAGCGAACCCATGAATTCATCCATTGTGCCGCCAAGGTTGTCGCGCACAACGTCAGCGAATTTCTTTGCCTCGCCGGACGAATTTTCCAATGCTTGAGTTAGTGCTGGTAATTTATCGGCATTTTGTTGTAATACAATCAACGCAGTTTGAGCGGACATTCCAACTTCGTCCATCGCGTTTTCCAAACTTATTCCGCGTTTGGAAACCTTTTCGATTTTTTCGGCCAATGTTCCGGATTCTTTGCCTAATTCCGACAAAATACGACGCATTGAAGTTCCCGCTTGAGAACCTTTTATATTGTTGTCACTTAAAATACCAAGTGCCGCGGTAGTTTCCTCAAGTGATATGTTTGCGACTTTAGCGACTGGGGCAACGTATTTCATGGAATCGGCAAAACTTTCCATGTCCAAACCCGATTTGTTGAACGCCATCGCCATCACGTCGGCGACACGCCCCGTTTCCGAGGCATCTAAACCGAATCCGCGCAAAGTTCCGCCAGCGACCCCGGCCGCCGTTGCTAAATCCGAACCAGCGATTTGCGCCAAATACAAAGTTGATTCCGTTACTTTGTCGATTTCAGTTGCGGTAAATCCAAGTTTACCAAATTCCGTTTGTAATTGCGCAACCTCGGTAGCGGTGAACGCAGTAGATGCGCCAAGAGTTTCCGCATTTTTTTTCAGCATTTCGAATTCACTTGCTGATGCCCCCGTAACGGCTTTAACTTGTGACATTTGTGCTTCAAAATCCGCAAAAACTTTAACTGATAACGCGCCCAACGCTGCGATCGGCGCGGTTAGTTCAAACGTTAACTTTTTGCCGGTCGCTTGCATTTTGCGCCCCGCTTGATCGAGTGCGCGCTCCGCCTTATTTAGTCCCGAAATTAACGGGGCAATGTTCGCGAAAAACCTTAAATTGATTGAACTTAAATTCATGACTTGCCAAACCTTTGATTGTGTGCGTCTATGACCTCGCCACGCGTCCAAACGTGTTTCGGGCCTAAACGTTTAGTTTCCCACGGGAACCGAATTAAATCGGTCGGCTTCAAACGTTTCTTCGTGTGTGGCGCAATGTTAACCGACGCAATCCATCGCGCCCGTTCCCATTCAGCGCGATATTGTTGTTCCAACTTTTCGGAATAACCCCGCGAAGTATTTGAAAACTCCCGCGGCGTCATTCCGTAAAATTGCGACGGCGACAAACCTATTTGACCAAACGCGTACGATTCGAGTGAATCCCAAGTGGGCAGTTCAAAATCGGCGTTGCCGTCGATGCTTTGGCCGGTTATTTTTTTTCTTCTTCTGAATTGAATTGACGGCCGAAAATTTCGAACGACTTTTCCAAAATTGACGAATCGTCGTCCAACAAATCGGCCACGTCGTCAATCGCCATTTTGAATGGCATTTTGTCCTTTCGTGCGCCGTCTTTGAACCCGCACCAAACCAGCGTGATCGCTTGGTCGAGTGTTATGTCATTTTGTAAAGACGTCAAGGCCGCGAGCGGCATTCCCGTTGCGCGTGAAAATTCACGCAATGCGTTAAATCCGAAACGGACTGGAAAACGCTTGTTGTTTGTTTCGATGTATTCAATCATAAAAGTAAAAAAATGGGGGCGTTTCCGCCCCCGTTAATTGTTAAGCGTTTGTCACTTCGGTCAACGCTCCGCTTCCCTCAAAAGAAAATGAGAATGTCGCGTTGTCTTCAACTCCCGCTTCTTGGTCCAAAGACGTGATATATCCACGGCCGGAGTAACTTTTTTCGGAGGCAGTAACCGAACCAAATTTGACGTACAAATTCGTGCGTCCAGTCCAATATCCAAAAATGTCGGAAAATCCGTCGGCACCCGTTAAAGAGTACACGACCAATCCGTCGCCGGCTAATGACCAAGAGCGTTGTCCGCTCAAAAGTTCGCGGAACCCGGCGGAATCTTTGTTTGAAATGTCACGGGTTTCCATTGATATTGACAAACTCGCGTTTGTCATGCGACCTACTTCGTCGTAGGTCACGCCGTCCGTACTGAATTGGATCAATACGTCGGTTGCGTTCATGATTGCGGTTGATGCTGGCATGATGTTTTATTTTTTAAGGGGTTTATTTTCGATGGTTGCGTCGGCCTCGTCCTTTGCGACGAACCCGGCGGCTTTGAGTTGTTCGGCCGTATGGTTTGGAACCATAACGAACGAACCTTTGGTGATCACGCGCTCGCGCATAACTTCCCAATCTTTTGTTAGTTGTACTTTTATCATAACTTTATTATTCTGAAAATTAGGTCAACTTGCTTGGCGAAAAATCGTTCGTCGTCTGAAAACAAATCCCGTTCTCCGTCAAATTTACAACTTTGAACGGCAACGTCCAAAATAATTTCGCGCATCCGAACAAAGGCCGAACGTACGTTATCGACACCAGTTGCCGTGTCTGAATAATTAGTTGAAACCAACGTGATTCGCACGTCGATTTCGTCAATGTGCGAATCCGAATCCTTCGACCGCGTGGGTGAATTGTTGATCACCTCGTAGATTGCGTAGGGCGTGGTTTGGCCTTGGGCGCCGACGGCTGGAAACACGCGGCCGCCGAACAACGCCGCGAGGTTCGCGTCGGTTGTGAACTTGGATTTTATGACCTTACCAATCATTCGACGGATTTGTTGAATTCAGTTTCAATGTATTTTTTCGCGTCCATGGTAAATTTAGCCATTACCAATTCTTTGGTTCGGGCCTTTGCGCGTTCCGCAAACCCGCGGTTTTTGCCGCCGTAGTTGCCCGACGTAATGTTTCCGTAGTTGATAAAGTGCGCGAACCATCCGCCTTTTTCGGGGTCTTTGAATGAACCCTTCACGCGCGGGCCGACCCAATATGCTGAAAACAAACGGGCGTTGTTGACCTTCGATTTTCCGATACCGATAGATTTCGCCAACGTTCCGGGTTTGATTTCCGCGTACAAACCGCCGTTGCGGTAAATTTTGAACGTTTCGCTTGCGTCTTTGATTTCGGCCCTCATCGCATCGCGCGTCAACGCCATCGCATCGCGTTGCAGTTTGCCAAGGTCGCGGGCGTCAATCACGTTTGAAAATTTGTTCAATTCACGAATCACGCGAGAAAATTCTCGGTTCAATTCGGCGCCGTCAATTCCAATGCCATCAGCGTCACCGCCTTTGTGTTTGTAATTACGCGCCATTGTCCGACAATTTAGTATGAATCTTCATTGTATGTTTTCGCGCGTCGTCCGAAATAATAGATTCGATTTCGTAAATCTTTGAGCGGTAAAGAATCCGCATTTGTTCGTTGATGTCGCTGCGCCAGCGGATCACGAATTGAACCCGCCGTTCGGCGATTAGTTGATAAGACATTTCACCTTCGACGCCCGATTTTTCTTCGACCTTCGCCCATACGGCCGCCAAGGTTGTGAAATCGACGCGGCGTTGCCCGAAATAATCTTGGGCGATGCCGCCAAGTTCGTCTTGGATTGCGTCAACGACGCACGATTCCGAAACCAGTTCGCCGAAATCGTTTGTCACGCGTTGCTCAAATGTATCGACAACGGCGACCACGCTCGATTCCGCGGGAACGAACGATTGAATCACGATGCGCTGGTCGAAATCGCCGGGGTTCATCGCTTAAAATGAAAAAACTCGGTAGGGGTTCCAAAGATATTCCGACGCCGTTGGCAACCGCTTCACGGAATCCGTGCGGTTTTCGTACATATCGGCAATGACCAAGAGCATTCCTTGTTTGAGTGCCGCCGGAACCGACGCGGCGTTGGCGTACCCCGCAACGTAGCGAATGAATACGGCGTTTATTGTTTCGTAGGTTCCGAACCAACCCGCGTCGGGTGAAATGCGGGCGGGTCGGGAAATTAAATCGACTTTGTAGTCGTTGGCGTTTGCCGTGATGGTTGTTTCGTTTCCATCAATATATTTGACGTAGGTCACGGCCGTAACTGGCGAGCGTGACAAATGTATTTCGTCTTTGTAGTCCCCCGAATACGTCGGGAAATCGTCGAAGTATTCTTCGAACGTGGTTGGCATCAGCGCCAACCGAGTGAATGATTCGCACAATTCACGGGCCGCGGAAATAAAAATCGCCAACGTGACGTCGTCGTCGTTGTGATCAACTCGCAAAAATTCCTTCACGTTGGCCAATGTTAATGGTTCCGACGCTGGGGGCGTTACAATCTGAATTGTTTTTTGCGTGATCATGATTTTTATCTTTTTTGAACTTTAGTTTTTGGAACTGCGCGTTCAGCGCGTTGGTCGACGGGCTTGGCGATTACTTCAGCCAAACCCGCGACAACGTACTCCATCGCCGCTTCGGCGGTAAGGGTATGCACTTCGCCGGAGCGATATGCAAACCCGTTACCAACCAAAGTTTTAATGAATCGAATTTCCATTCGATTAGGCCTTTTGAGTGATGTACTTGATGGCAGCGGTGTCGATTGCACCCGCGTCGGAACGCTTGTAAGCAATGTACCCAACCAAAAGAGCATCAGCAAAACGCTCGTTCAAACGAAGCATTTGAACGCCTCCAGCGTTGCGAACAACATATTTGCTGAAATCAGCGGCGACCAATGCCTTTTTAGTAGCGGCGATTGCGTCCATGTCGTTGTTGACGTAGAAGGGAACTCCGAACACGCGGTCGGGTTCGCCCATTGCCATTCCCGGAATAAATACGGGGAAGTCGTTAGAAGAACCAACGCCCAGTTTGCGAATAGCGGCAGCCGTAGTGTCGGCACCCATCAAGGCAAATTTCGGTGAGTTGCGGTAAGACTTGTCGATGCTATGAATTAGCGTCAAGATTTCGTCGGCCGTGATTGCAGTTGCACTCGCGGTAGTCAATGCACTTGAACCAGCGGTGATCAAACCTTGTGGTTGGCTTGATCCAGTACCAGTTGTGAAGTGTGCGTTTTGACCGCGTGCGATACGCTCGCCAAGAGTGTTCACAAGGAACGCGTCAAGATCAAACGCTGCATCTTGCAAAAGTTGGTAAGAAACCTTAACAATTTTTGAAGAATAAGTGTAAGCACCGAGGTTTAGGGCGGCAAATGTCATGTCGGAAACCGTGTCGGCGGAACCTTCAGACAAAATTGCACCGACAACGCTGGTATCGTTCACCTTTGGATAAGGCAAAGTAGCGCCGCTTGTGGTGTTTAGAACTTGAGCAAGACCTTCGATGGCGCCGGTGAATTTCGTCGCAACGTCAAGGATGTTTGAGAAATCTTCGGGAACCAAGAATCCACCAAGTGAATCGGTAGTCGTGATTTGAGAATCAGTACCGCGCATTTCAACCAATGAACGTTCTTCGGCAGTAAGACCGCCCATTCCGTTACGAAGGTATTTTGAGAATGCTGCGTGCTTGGTGATTTCCTTTTGTTCGGCGCGTACTTCGCGACCGGCGGCAATCTCCTTCTTCATTTGCTCGGCACGCTCGATTTTCTCAACGCTTTCGCCATAGGCGCGAACGTCGGTTTCGATTGCATCAAACTTTTGATTTTCCTCGGCGTTCAGCGAACGGCCTTCGGTTTGTGCGGCGGCAACGATATTGTTCATTTCGTTTACCAACGCGGCGCGTTTTTCGCGCAGTTGAATTGAATTCATGATTTTATGAATTAAGGTTAATTATTCTTAAAAGTAAAGAGCGCAAATTCGGCCGTTCAGCCTTGTCTACGTTTTCGATTTCCGAACCAACTGGTTCGGCGTCGGCAACCGAGGTTTGAACCTCGGCGTCGGTGTTTAGCGCACGCGTCACAAGTTGCGACGTGGCGGCGGGGTATGCGGGAATTACGACGGGCGCAACGTCAATGAGGCGCGATATTTTCGTGATTGTGCGAATGTTTTGTTTGCCCTTCACCGACCAAGAATCGGATTCGATCATGAACGCGAACGACGATTGATTGACGTCACCGCGGCGCATCAACTCAATCAAATCGTTGGCGTAGGTTGTGTTCGGCAAATCAATTTCGTACCGCAAACCGCGTTCGTCGGTTGACAAACGCAACGTGCCGGACGATGCGCGGCCCAAAAGGTAGTTGTAATCGTGATTGTAAAAACCACGAACGTCGTCGTTCATAACGGAATCGAACGCGCCCGGCGCAATGTATTCAATGAACCCGCCCAAATCTTCGGACGGCGAATTGAACACGGCAGCATAACCCGCGATCGTTTGGCCGTTCACGTCCGCGCGTTGCGTCGTGGTGCGGCGCTCCATGATTGGAATGTTTTTGCGAACGTCGGCAGCGAATTTTTCTAAAGTAGAAAAACGATGCACAACGTTCAACGCTGGTTCTTGTTCGACGTAAGCCTCAATTTCAGAATCAAATTGGAAAATTCGAATCTTTGCGGCCGGGTCGTCCTCGGTTGCGTTCACTACGAACCCCGAATCGGCCTCTAATTCGCCTTCTAACGCGATTTCTATGATGCGACCATAGGCGAACCCATTTGACGAATTCCAACGCACGAAATCGCCTAATTCGAGTTCGCCGGG